GAAGCGTTTGGCGAGGTCGGCCATCATGGCGTCGCCCAGCGCGTCGGAGCGCCGCAGCTTCTCGGTGTCCTCCTCGCGATCGGGAGCGGGAGGCGCGGCTTGCGGGCGAGGGCGGCGGGCAGCGTCAGCCGGCGGTTGATCCACGTCGCCGCAATTTTCCTTGCAGCATTGCGCACCCAGCGCGACGAGGTGGTCGTGTGCCGCCTGGATGCGATCGGCATCGGCTTGAGCGGCCCCGGCATCATCGGTGTCGGCATCACCAGCGTCGTTGCCGGCGTTGGCGCTGGCCGCGACACGCTTCACCTGATCCTTGCCATCCGGAGCGGCCTTGGCCTTGGGCTTGGGCGGCGGCGCGTCGTCGTCCGCGTCGCCATCCCCATCGCGCGACGCGTCGGCGTCGGCATCGTCTTCGTCGGCGTCGGCTTGCGGATCGGGCGATTTGGGCTTCGGTTGTGGCTTGGCGGCGGACTGCTCACCAGGCTTGGGCCGGGCAGGCGGCTGCTCGCCGGCCGCCGGCTTGGAGGGCGGCTGCTTGTCCTGATCATCCGGCCTGCCGCCGTCCGGATCCCCGGCGGGAGCATCGTCGTCGCCATCGGCGTCGGCCCCCGCATCCGGGTTGCGATCCTCATCCTGGTCGTCGTCGTCTTCATCGCCCAAATCGCTCGCCAGCGCTGCGGCGATCAGCCGTTCGCGCGCCTTGAACAGGAAGTCCTTGTACCGCCGCGATCCCGCATCCTCGGCCAGTTCTCGGGCCTTCGCGACCACTTCGTCACCACTCGGAACATAATCCATATCGGCCTTCCACATGTTGATGACGGCGTCGGGGTTGCAGGGGCTGTCGACCAGGCTGATCTCGACCAGCTTCAGCGCGGTGATCACGCTGCGGTCGGCGGTGTCGCGCTTCAGCACCTTCCCGCCGATCGAGAAGCCGGCATAGACCCCGGCGCGCACCTTGGTGATCGCCAGCGGGTCGACGACATGCGCGCAGATCTGAGTGATGCCGTGATCGTCGACCTCGGCCTCGACCACGCGCCCGGCGGCACTCGGCTCGTGCATCTCGCGCAGCGCGGGGAAGCGGCCATAGTCGGGCAAAGCCGCCTTCATCGCCGCAGCGGTGATCGTCTCGCCCTGCTGGTCACGCGTCTCGGACGAGGCGACACCCCAGACCTTGATCGTGCCGTCTTCCTGATCCTCGACCTTGGTGATCGCGCCGAATTGGCGAAACCGCGTCATGCGATGGCTGTCCTTTCGGGATGTGAGGGGGTTGGATACGGCCCTTGGTTGGCTTCCGCGCGCAGCCGCGTTAGTCTCCCTTCGGCCGGATCGCGGGGGCGGTTGGAACATCGGCACGGGGGCAAGACATGAAACTCAAGCCGCTCATCTTCCTGGCGGTTGCCACGGGTCTCTATTTCGTCGGCCGCTCGCTCGAGGCGCAGGGCGATGCCGCGCCGTTCAGGGCGAACGGCGTCTCACCCGAACGCGCGAAATATCATATTGCGGCGCTTGTCCTGATGCTCGGTGCGCTGGCGTCGTTCGTCTTCGCCGGCTGGACCATCTTCCGGGGCAGGCGCGGTTAACGGAGTTCGCGTCACTACGAGCGCGGTTCAGCCTTCCGTCGGGTCGGCCATTGCCCCCGCCACCGCATCCTCCAGCAACACTGCCCCCGCGCTGGTATACAATATCGGCCGCGCTCCCAGCCCGCCGGGCAATGAGTCATCTCCCCGCGCGTGCCGCACCTCGTCGATCACCTTCGACCCATTGCGCAAGTCGCGATCGTCGATCTCCGATTGCACCTGCGGGTCGATGCTGGTCGCTTTGACGAACGCGAATTCCAGGTCGGGATAGCCGAACTCGATCTGGATCACGTCGTCGATCCAGCGCTTCATCCACAGTTGAAGCGGCTCGAGCCCCTCCTCGAGCGAGCGCTCCTGGTCCTCCATCGCCGTCGACCGGTTCATCTGGCGCACGAACGGGGTAGGGGGCAGCGAGAAGGCGAAGGCGACGATCCGCGCCAGCCATTCGTCGAATTCGTCCTTGATCGGCGCCGCCTTGAACGCCGTGAACTGTGATCCGTGCGGCCCCCAGATCAGCTTATTCTGCTCGGCGGCATTACCGGCGATCCGGTCATCGAACCATTGCTGCAATTCCTGGATCTTTGCCGCGTCCCATCCTTCGGGGGCATTGAGCAAACCCGCCGGCACGTTACCCTCGGTGAAATAGCTCAGTTGTGCCGCCTGGCGCCGCAGGATCGTATTGATCGTGACGATGATCTGCTCGACCGGCCCGAAGCCATAGAGGTGATGCGGCCGCACGTTCCGCGGCGCGTAGAGGAGGTCGGCATTGGTCAGGTTCGCCCAGACGACACCCTTGATCACCTGCTGATAGGCAATGTCGGTCGGCCCGCGTGGCCGCCGCCCGGTATCGTCGACCATCGGATGGATCGTATCGCCCGGCACGATCTCCAGCGCGATCAGCTTGCCGCCGCGGTTGCGCCGCTTCTCGAACGCCGGCGCATCGAGCGTCAGCAAATCCTCCAGGCTCGATCGCATGAAGGTCGCGAACGGCGTGACCCCATCAGGCTTGCGCCAGAACCGCGTAAGCTCGACGATGCGCGGATCGTCGGCAATCTTGGCGGCGCCATCGACCGGCTTGATCTGCCAGTCGAGCCGCTCGACCTGGTCCTTGCGCGTCTCGATCGCCAGCCGCACCAGTTCGACATTGGCGAACGCGCGCAGCGCTGGAAACCCGGTCTGCTCGTAGGCGCGGGGCTGCAACGTCGCGTTGATATTGGGCTTGAAGTCGTAGCCGCGTACAGGCTGCTGCACGACAGGCGTGAGCGGAAAGCCTGGCGAAAACGGCCCCCACGCATTCTCGTTGCTGCTGTTGCCCCAGCTATAGGTGACATTGGTCTGCACGCCGCCTTTGGGCATGTGGTTCTCCTTTGCCGGGCACCTCGGCGGCACCGCAAAATGTGGTCGAATTGGTTCTATGAATGGAAGGATCGCTGTTTTTGCGGCACATTGGAGCGATGAAGTTCACCATTATCTGGCTATTGCTTCTACCAGTCGCGTGCGCGACGGCGGGTCCGGTCGATCAAGCCGAAGCGGCACGGCGCGCCGAGGCGGTTCTCCGCGACCGTTTTGGCAGCGCGTTCGCCGACCCGCGGCACGTCGTTCGTCATCGGATCGAAGCCCGGGGCAAGTATTGGGTCGTGCATTTCTGGGATCCGGCATCCGAAGCTTTCGGCGGCGGAGGTGTTGCCTGGGTCGAGCGTGCTACGGGCAAGGTCGATACGGTCGGCGTTGGTCAGTGAAAGAGAGTGATCGCAATCGCTGGATTCACCACATCAAGCACCTTCGAGCCGAACACGATACGGGCCTGTCGGACGCCCAACGCATCGCGCTGGCCGACACCAAATGGCGTCGCTGGGTCGAATACCAGATCAACACCGACGATCAGTGCCGCCGTATGGCCCTTCGCCATATCAGGGAATCGGGGACCGATGCCTTGATCGAGATCGACGGCGATTGCCTGCGGGTCGTCGGCGACGATCGCCGCTGACCGCCGCCGTGTTCGTCACCGCGATCGAAACATTCCTTGCCCGGTCAGGCAAAAGTCGTGGGCGTGTTTGCTCCCGCGCCGATGGTCTGTGGGTGTTCGTCACCGAATATCTGACCGAAGCAACCGAGGAGTTCCTGCCTTACTGGATCAACGACTATCCACCGTCCGGGATTTATCAAACGCGTGACGATGCCACGGCAGCGCTGCGAATCGTACTCGGCGAGATGGAGACGATCGAAGGTGTCCGGTCGGTTGAGATCAATACCGATGTCGGACCCTATCCCGAACCCTGATCGCTTCCGCAGCCGTCACCGCATTCGCCGCGCGCACCAGGTCCAGGAACCCAACCGACGCCACCGCATCCTCCGCCGGCCAGAAAGCCATGACCAGCGCGTCGGCCTTGTTGGGCGACCTGGTGCCGTCGGGTTTCTTGTCGACCACCAGCTTCAGCGCACCGTTCACCGCGCGCGTCGGCTGGCTCAATTCCTTCCGCAGCGATGCTAGCCCCCGCATATCGCGCGGCAAGCTGATTAGGTCGGCGGGGTCGTAAACCTCGCCCGCCGTCACCGCCTTGTGCGTGCGCTCGAAGCGCAACCGCAATTGCCACCAGGCCTGCGCTTTCAAGTTCGCATAGAAATCGCCATTGACCGGCGTCTCACTATCTCCCGGCACGACATGCTCTCGCGGCCGGACCGGCGATGCCCCGGCATTCCATGGCCGGAATGTGATACCTACGGGCAGCAGCGCCCGCCCGTCGGCGTCCACCTCATCCCGCAACCGGTTGGCTTCCGCCTTCACCCCCGCGCCGACGCCGATACTGTCGTATTGTAACGCCACCGTCCGTCCGCGCAGCCGGTCGACCGCCAGCCGCGTCGCCTTGCCGACATCGCCGTCGCCCCAATCGTCGACTGAATGCACCACCGACCCCTTGGCGATGGCCAGCGCATGTCGGTCGCCACCCTCGTCGGCCGGGTCCAGCGCGGCGCGCCACCCGCCTTCATCGTCGAATCCGAGCGCGAGATGCGCGTCGATCGCGCTCGCCACCCAGTCGCCGGGGATGATGATCCCCTCGACCGCGGCGGTATAATTGCGGTCGACTTCCTGCGCGAAGACATGGAGCAGCCCGTCCGCCGCCGCCTTGGCCTGCCGCCCGGCATACCAGGCGGCATCCTTGGCCGGATGGTCGCGCCAGTCCATCACGAACACGTTGACCCGATCGGTGGCGAGCGCCGCGCCCGGCGCCCATTCGATCCCGCTTTCGCGCCGGCGATGGAATACATTGCCGGGCCCGTTGACCGAGCTCATGTCGATCTGGACATTGGTCGTGTCGGCCAGTGCGGCCTCGATCTTCTCGGGCCGCTCGTAATGTGCGCTCTCGTCCTTGAAATAGATCAGCTTACGCCCGCCGCGCCCGATATTGTCGCCCGACTCTCCGGTGATCGTCGCACCGGTCGCGCGGTTGACGATCTTCATGCTCGGCATGTCGTCGCGCGGATCGAACCCGATGGGCAGCATCAGCCGGGGCAAGTGGCGGATGATGATCCGTATCTTCTCGAAAATGCTGTCGGGATCGCCGATCTTGTCGACCAATTGCTCCTTGCGGCTGCCCCATCCGATCGCGGCGCCCGGCCGGTACAACCACAGCCACACGGAGAAGGCGCAGGCCAGCCACGTCGCGCCCATGTCGCGTGCCTTTTCGATCAACCCGCTCTGCTGCGCATCGACGTTGGCGCGCAGGAACGCGATCATCTCGACCTGGCGGGGAAAGGGTACGAACGGCATCACCGTCGGCGCGTCGCTCGCCGCCTTTCTAGGATCGTACGTCACGGCCCAATGCGCGATCCACCCGGCGGGATCCTCGCGATATCGCTCGGCAAGCCCAGCGCGCAGCCCGGCATCCGCCTTCAACCGCCGCAATCGATGCTGTCGTGCCATTAGCTCGGCGACATAGTCCGGCGGCCAGGTCGGGAGGGCCGGCGCTGAACCCACTGTCACCCAAGTTCCTCGCGATAGCGTTCCGCCGCCTCGCGCGCCGACATGTCGGGCGTGATCGCCTCGACGGCACGCGTGCCGATCCCAAGCGGATCGGGCGCCGAACCCTCGCGCCGCCCCGCGCGCGTCTTTTCCCACCACAGCATCGCCGTGGTGTTCCCGTTCATCGCGGTCTCGAACAAGGTCAGCGCGATCCGCGCATTGGCCACTTCGACGCCCGCGTCGAGTTCGGCGCGGCACCGCCGTTTCAATGTCGTCGCGCTGATGCCCATAATCCGTGCGATGATCGCATAGGGTGTCCCGACCTCGGCGAAGCGCCGTACGTCGGCGCGCATCGCGTCGGTAATTTCGATCGTCGCCCGCCCGCTTTTGCGCGCAGTGTTGGGAAGGTGCGTCGGAGGGGAGACTAACCAAGTTGGAACAATAGCGTTCTTGGCGGATGTTCCCGACCCCGCACGCTTCCGCTCCGCCATCCGAACTCCACCCGATCGCCATCCGCCCGACGCGCCGCAACA